TTTTCACTATACCAATCCATCAACGTAATACTAATTTTGAATTAAAAGTGACAAGTAATTTTCCATACCCTGTGTCGTTAGTATCAATGACATGGGAAGGCAACTATTCACCACGTTTCTATAGGAGGGCTTAAATATGGCACTTATGGGATTAGGTGCAGCAGCAGGTGGTTTATCCGCAGGCGGATCCGGCGCACTAGCAGCTGGAACAGCAGCAACCGGAGGTGCTTTACTACCAATTCTTGGTGGTATAAGTGCAGTAGCATCAATTGGTTCAGGAATTGCTGGTATGTTTGGCGCTAAAAGTGCTAATTCAAAAGCAGAACGTGATGCTAGAGTTGCACGAAAAAGAGCTAAAGCAGTCGCTAGAATTGCTAATAAACATAACGATAAGTTAGACGCAGCAGATAAAGAAAATTATTATGCTATGCGTGATTATAGCCACGATACTAATATTCAAAATTGGAAACGTGGTAAACAAATTCAAAAGTATAAGTTCGCACAATCAATGCGCGAATTTGAAAAAAATAGACAAATTAGTTCTGACCAATTAGATTTAAATGAATTATCAGCACAACAAAGTATAAGTGCAGAAAGACAGTCTGTTGAAGATATGTTTTTGCAACAACAGTTTCAATCTGAAACAGCATTGTCTACATTAAAACAAACTTATTTTGAACAATCTTTAAACAAAGAAGAACAAAATGTAGAGCTTCAACGTATTCGTAGTCAACGTAATCTTGGTACTGCAGCAATTCAAAATAATGTAGATCAATTAATGACACAAGGTTCTTTAGCTAAAGAATCTGCAATGGTTGATAGTTTGGTTGCGGAAGGTCAGGCTTCTTTAGGTCAAGCAGGTAAGTCACGTCAAAAAGCAAAACAATCTACATTAGCTAATCTTCAACGTGGTATTGTTTCATTAAGTACAGAATTAACTGGTAAACGTCAGGCAGCTGCTATTGAACTAGCAAAACTTAATGCAGAAACTAGTCTTGCTGAAACAGGTATTGGTCTAAATTTACAAAAAATTAATAATGCAATAGCTAATGCAGAATCTGAAGCTGAGTATAATGGTAAAGTTATGGAAGCTAATATGGATAGTTTTATAAATCAATCTGAACTAAATTTAGAAGATATTGCTTTACGAAAACAATATGCTGATTTAAATGTAAAATCATCTATGATGTTAAAACCTAAAAAACTAGCATATGATCCTAAACCTGAGATGCCACCTGAACGTGTCTTTATTGATCGTATGAAAGTTAAACCAGGAGCAACACCATCTGCACCACAACAAAATATATATGCACCTCTTCTTCAAGGATTTGGAAATGCAGCAGGTGCATTAGCTTCTATTGATTTTGGCTAACTTACTAATTAACTAATAACTTATGGCACGCATTCAATTTACACCGGCTACAAAATCAAAAGGGTTTGACCCTATTCAACTTAGTACAGCTAGTATAACTAGGATGCGTGAAGAAGCAGACCGAGTTATACAAGGTATGGAGAATAATCGTGCTGCTGAACTTAAACAGCGCACTGAAAATCTCCAAGCTATGCAAGCTAATGCTGATTATACAGAGCAGATAACAAAAGAAAATAATGCAATTCAATTGCAAAATGCTAAAAATAGACAGCAACAAGCTGCTTATAATCTTGATACTAGTAATAAGCAAGCTCAGATTAATCAGCAAGCTACACAAGATTTTTTAAATACTATAAAAAATGTTAGCAAAACAGCAGCTGAAGTATCAGTAAGAAATACAGCGAAGCAATTAGAAGATCAAACAGATCTTGCAAATTCTATTGATCTTAGCACTGTTATTCCAACAGAAAAACTACTAGAATCTACTGAAGCTGAATTTTCTTTAACAAAAGCTGGTATTGCAAATCAACAAGGTATTGTTGAAAACGGTGTACTAACAGGAGAATCTTATTTTAATACTGTAAAAGCTTTAGCAACAGAACATGGCTTAGGCACTGTTGGTATGAAAGTTTTACATAATAGAATGTTTGATGAGACACAAAGAATCATTCAAAACAAACGAATACAGAGTGATGAAAAAATATATGATCTTGGTAACGGTACTAAATTCTCTGGTATTGAAGCTTTAAATGATCCTGATAAACTAGACATTGTTCAAGATGCTACAACTAGAGATGTTGTAAAGTTTATGCGTCAATCTTTTGGTGTTACTAACTCTGCTTATTTTGCTGAAGGTAATCAAAAAGTACAGGCACGTAATTCTACTGAACGTGTAGCTGCTACTAATAGAGGTATACAATTTTATCAAGAAGTAGCAAAAGAAAAGATTAGCACTTTAATGGATTCTGGTTCAGCTAAAAATATGTCAGCTGGATTTCAACAAGCTAAGAACATATTTGGTGCTAAAATTGCCCATGATATGTTAATTGAATCAGCATTAAGAGGTGATGATACTCAGAGAGCTATTCTTGCTACTCTTGATTTAAACGGTGACGGCACAGCTTATAAAGATGTATGGTCTAATAGATACAATCCTATGATGATTGATTCTAGGAGAAACTTTATTAATGATCAAAAATTAGAAGATGATTATAAAGCAGCTACATACCGTAATTTTGAAAATGAAAATGAGACAGCACTATTTACAGCTCTAGAAGAAGATCCAGAAGCAACTATGGATCAATTAGAGAAAAAAGCTGTTAGACATAGAACAAGTGTAAGTAGACATTTTAAAGATTATCACGCTTCTGTTATTAGAAAAACAGATGAAGATACTGTTGCACAATACACTGATCGTTATAATAAAAAAGCTTTAGATTTAACTTTTATTAATAACCTTCCTGCTAAACATCGTAAAGCAGCAATGGATCTTTATGATGCACAAGAGAAGGCAAAGTATGGAGAAGATTATGAAGGAATAAAAGATAAATTTGAAACTACTGCTAAACAGATGACGACTGGAAAAATCGATGCACAATTTGGTACTTCTATGACTTATCTTTTTCAAGCTGAAATGGAAAAACGTTATGATTTTCATTTTGAAGAGACTAGGGATGCAAACCTTGCTCTTGCTGCATTAATGGATGAAGTAAATGAAGGACGCGCAGGTTCAAACCCTGAAAATATTTTTCATAGAATGTCAGCAAAAGGTGTTAATGCTTTTAGTTTTCCTAATCTAGAAAAAGGTAATATAGAATTATTGGAAAGAGTTAGAAATATTGATAAGAATTTAAAAACTAAAGGAGCAGCTGTTTTAGATGAACCCTATTTAATTTCAGGTGAAGATGAAATGGACGCTACTTATGCATCTTCTGAAACTGGTATCACTGAATATTCAGAAGGTATCTACTTAGTAAGGGATCGTCTTAATGCTAATCCTGCATATAAAGATAACCCGCTTACATTAGCAGAAGTGTTTAATAGGCAGCGCATGGCAAACAATCTTGTGAGCGGAAGGAATGCTCCTTTGATTATGCCAAACGCTACTCAAGACAGTTTCTCAACTTTACCTACTAATGTACAAAAACTGTTTAAACCTAGTAATCCTCCAATGATGCGACGGCGTGGACAGAAAATTGTTGAGTCACATATTCTGGGTACACCTTTACCGAGACGTGGAGAAGCAAAAAGATCTTTTACAGGTGCTCTTACATACGAATCTAATGAACAATCTTATATTAATGTAGGTAATTTACTTACAAAACTTAATTTTAAAGTAGCAGAACATCCTGATTTTGGTGGAGCTAAACCTGTTCATGCCTCTAATAGTTATCATAACTATGGTGAAGCATTTGATGTAACCCATCAAACTGGGGATTATAATGATTCTATCGCAAAAACAACACTTCTTAAAGATAAAATCCGTGAACTTGGTTTGTTTAAAGAAGTAATTGGTCCAGGTGATGGAGATCCTAAACATTCTACACACCTACATCTTGGTGGTTTACTACGACCAATAACAGAAGAAGATATAAAAGTACTTAATTCAATTGGAATTTAACACACAATGAATGATCCTACACAATATGGTAATGTAGGTGAGGCTTTTGTGATGGATGAAGAAGAACGCCAACGTACACTCTCTAACGAACAAATCGAAGCGATTGATCGGAGAACCGAAGCTGCTCAAGAGCAGATCCAGGCAGTTCAAGAAGAATCCACACAACCTGCTACGGCAGAACAACCCGAACCTACTGAACCGGAAACACAACCTACGGGTGAAGAGAAAACAGAAGAAAAAGGTTTCTTTGATTTATCAGGAGTTGGTCAAGGTCTTAGCTACTTTGGTCAACCCATTGGAGAAACTAATACACAAGTCCAAGAACGATTAAGTGCACCAGGTCAAGGTATTCTTGATTTCGGTGCTGAATTCCTTAATGCAGCAGGTAAGTTAATTATGAGGGATTTAGAGATTCCTCAAATTCCTACTGCTACTAAATATGAAGATCAAGTAGCTGATTTAACTAGATCTATTTCTTCTGTTGTCGCACCTACAATTTTACTACAAGGTGCTGGTATGTCTGCAGGACAGGCTGCACAAGCTCGTGTAGGTTCTAAGTTAGGTCAAACAGAATTTATGAAGTTTGTTGGAGCTAGAGGTGTTGAAGCAGGAGCTAGTGTTGCTGTTGGTTCTATTAGCTCTGAATACGAAGAAGGTGATAACCTTTTTGGTCAAATTAAAAAAGCAGTACCTCCTCAATACGACTTTATTCCTGATAGTTGGGCAACACTTGATACTGATAGTCCTGATGAAAAACGACAAAAGAGTATTAATGAAGATCTAGCACTAGGTCTACTTATTCCTTTTGTAGGTTTACTTGGTAAACTAGGTGCCTCTATAGATGAGACTGGTAAGTTATTTAAAGCACCACCTGAAATTATTGGTGAAACAGATCAAGCTATTAAACGTCTTTCTGAAATTGCACCTCCTCCTAAAAGTGCAGATGCAGAGGAAGCATTATCACAATATGTTGCTAAACAAACAGCTGATCTAGATGAACTTGGATATTATAATATGTCCAAAAATCCTGATGCTAACATCCCTATGAAGGGTGTGCATGACTTGTACGACTTCAGAGAGACAGGTATGCGGTCAGTAGATGACTTTGGTATCGTTGGTGCTAGTATTGATGCAGCACGTATTGCTGGTAACAAAGGTACAGTGTATGGTCGTTTAGGTAATTTTATTAGTGAACCTGCTCTTAAGTATGGCCTTGAAACACCTGGTGGTGTAGAAGAAATTACTATTGGTCTTGCTAAACAACTAAAAGATGCTGATCGTTATAGGATGGATGCAGCTGATTGGGCTGTTAGTTTTGATGAAATTACAGCACAAGGTGATAATCTAGTTGTAGAACTGTTTGACCCTTCTGCTAGTGTAGATGACATCAAACGTCTTCTTGGTCCAGAAATTAAAACTAATGAGTTTGGTGTTGAAACATTAACTGAAGAAGGTTATAGTTCAGCACTACGTTCCATTAGTAATATGGTTAGTGAGTACAGTGGTATGGATGTAGCTAGAGCACAAGCTTATACTGCTACATCAATGGCTGGACAGATTGCTGATTTGTCTGAAGGAGCACGCATTAATAGAGGTTCTATTTCTGTTGATGTTGCTAAAGAAAAGATTCGTGATAATCTTGCTTTCTTACAACAACTTGTAGGTTCTACTAAATACTATGCAACTCAGAAACGTGGGTTGTTAGCTATGGGTGAACGTATCAAAAACTTTGGTAAATCACCTGAACAGATTGCACAATCAATTCGTGAATCTTATCCTCAAGCTTTGAGAAGTATTCAATCAGATAGTGATAAATTTACTGAAAGTTGGGAGTGGTTACAAGAAAATAGACCTGATATTCTAGATTCATTCCTTGAGCTATATGAACTTAGTGATGGTAAAATTAATACTATCACTAAAATGAATGAAGACATTCTAAATAGTTTTGTTAGGTGGAGACCTATTATTGATGGTAACCCAGATGCACCTAATATTCTTGCACAAGCTGTAAGGTCTAACTATTTTAATTCATTGTTGTCTTCTGGTGCAACTGGAGCTAAAGCATTATATGGTAACTTAAGTGGTCTTATTGCAGAACCTGTTGCTTATTTTGGTGGTGCTATACTTAGACAAGACTTAAAGGCACTTCAACGTGGTTGGATGGCTTACAGTGCTATCTTTGATACACAAAAGAAAGCGATTCCATATGCTGGTAATTTGTTTATGAAAGCATCACAGAATCCTAATTCTGTAAAAGGTCAGACACGTCTTGATCTTGTTATTAAACAAGAAACAAAGTTAGATCAATATCGTTATATTGCTCAACAAGAGGCTCTTCGTGGTAACCATGGTTTTAAATTCTTAGTTGATCAATATGAACAACAACTAGCTATGGCATCTGATCCTGTATTTAGATTAGTACCTAATTTGTTTACAGGTTTTGATGGTTGGACTGGTGCTACATTAGCTAATGCACAAGCACGTTTCCGTGCTATGGATGAGCTTGATCGTTTAGGAGAAGCTGTAACACCAGCACGATTAAAAGAATTAGCTGATGTTGAATATAACAAGATGTTTGATAACAATGGTATTATTGTAGATCAAGCTGTTAAATATAGTAATGCTGATATTGCTCTTAACTTAGACACAGGATTAAATAAACAATTAGATGGTTTGTTAAAGTATATGCCTGGTCTTACACCATTCCTAACATTCCCTACAACCATGGCTAACATGGTTAGAGTAGCTGATGATTATTTACCTGCTCCACTACGTTCATTTCAACGTGATGTAAATGATTTAGCATATACTTCTGTACAAAACTTTATGAAAAACCCTGAATTAATGGATGACATTCTTTCTAAACGGGGTCATAAAATTAGTCAGATGGATGAAACTGCTAAGTTAAATACTATTATTGATTTAAAAAATAGAACTCTTGGAAGAAAAGCTATTGGTACTTTTGTTACTACATTAGCTATTGGTTCAGTAATCAAAGATAAGCTATTTGGTGATGGTTTATTTAGTACAACAGGTGATGGTTCTTTTGATCGTCAACTTAATCGTGCGCGAATGAAAAACAGTTCTTTTAAAACACGTTCTGTTATTGGCCCTGATGGTGTTAGATTTGAATACGATGAGTTACTTGGTCCTGGTTTAAGTAACTGGGTTGCAATGGTTGCTAACATTGCTGATAACTTTGACATGTTAGGTGAAGCTGCTACTGAACATTTTATTCCAAAGGCTGCTTTTATTCTTGGTGCGTCATTAACAGATCAAGCTGGTATCTCTGCTTTGCGTCCTCTTGTAGAGCTTATGAGTGGTAACAAACAAGAAATGACTCGTTTTGTAGCTGGTCAAATTAACTCACTTGGACCACTTGGAGGAGCACGTAATGAACTTGGACGTATTCTTGATGGTGGTTTAAAAGAACTTAATAATGATATTATTGAGCATATTGGTAATCGTAACCAAATAGCAGGTGTTTTTGATAGTAGTAATAGACTACCTACAGTAATTAGCCCTGTTAGTGGAGAAGCACCTAATAAATATAATATGTTACAACGTATTTATAATACTTACTCGCCACTTAAAGTTCATCCTTCAATGACTAAAGAAGAACAATTCTTATATGAAATTGAATATGATGTATCTTCTGCATTTAGAACACGTAACGGTGTTGATTTAGAAGCAGACGAACGGGCTGAACTCAGTTCTATTATGGGAAAAGATGGTGCATTTAGAAAAGATATTGCACGTATTATGAAAATAGCTGAATCTCGTAACACTGTAAAAGAGTTAAGAGGAGCTAGACGTTTACCTAATCTTATTAGTTCTGAACAGTTACCAATTGGTAAGTATGATCAAATTCATATGATGCTTGCTGAAGCTCAGAAACAAGCAGAAGAAGCTGCGTTTTATAAGTTAGACTTTACAAGACGTTCTGAGATTGAGCAACGTATTATGTTAAAAAAATTAAATGATGAAAGAGCCGAACTAGGAATTATCCCAACGAATCGTTACTAATGGCAACAACACAAACTACATATACAGGGAATGGTTCTACAACGAACTATTCATTTACATTTGAATATTTGAAACAAGCTGATGTTAAGGTAACACTTGACACAGTTGCTACAACTGCATTTACATTTGCT